ATTCACACTGGGAATTCCATTCCCCTACAACAAGTAGGTCGGCCCCTTGTGGGGGCGGACGAACTTGTGCAGCCTCATACCCTAAATACTAGGACATGAGGTGCTCCGTCCACCAATAAAGGTGAAGCGGTGTAGCCCGTGCTGGTGGAAACCAGCTCACCCTGGTACGCTTATATTTATGAGTAGGCAGGGCGATCCGACTGCGTATCCGTGCAGTAAGCAGCTCCAGAGGACTCTTGATACGATATGCATCAAGATACCAGAGGAACAGCGTTCTGCTGTCAGAGATAACCAGTTCCTTGCTCTTCGAGGTATAACCCTCAAAGAATAAAGAATAAGGCCTATCTCGCGACGTACGGATTAACTTGGACTTATAGCTCTGATGAACGTCGATGAAGACGCCCGAAGTAGAGCTATCATTGTAGGGCACGAGTGGTAGCTTCTCTCGACTCACAAAGTCTTTGAGAAACGTCCACAGGCCTCCGCCGGGAGTAGCTATGGCACACAGTCCATTGACTATGTGACACATATCCGGTTTAACCCGGGTAAAGCCCCTCAAAAAGAAAGGGGTCATACTTACTCCATTAAACCAATGCTCGCCGCATGACTCGTGGTATGATCCACTAACATGCGACTTCTCTTGGTTTACTACAAAGCCCAAGAACTTGAGCAAGCGAATTAAGTCGCCGGAGTGTTCCCTGGATATGATGATATCATCACCATACACAGAGAAATCCTTCGACCCAACCGCATGACAAGCCGCAGCGAAAATCAGCGTCTCTAAAGCAAATGTGGCACCATTCCCCATTGATGAGAACTTTCCGTACTCACCAGTAAGGGAACCACACTTGTATCGAGAGGCACGGAGCCTATCAAGATAGTCGAAGTACGGCACCGGAAGGAGCCATGCCACGACATTGTAGGATACCGTGTCCGAAGCCGCAGAGAGGTCGAGGGTTGCATAACGCTTCCCAACAGACGCCTCAAAGGCCATGCGCTGATTTCGGGACTGGTCAGACAAGTCGATGCCGTAGGGCAACAGACGTTCTTTCACAAATTCATCAAAAGCAAGCTGAAAGGGTAATGTACCCGTTGGCTCGCAAGCGATGGTGCGAAAGGTCTTCCAGTTCTTCGGAACGAACTGTACTCTATTCTCCTGGCACACACTCAATTTTGGGGGGCGGTAACCAAAAAGGTTCGCCGTCGCTTGAATGAGTGGTATAGCACCTTCGGTGACATCCACCCGCCTCGCTAATTTGAGGTAAGGAGTGGACCGTGACCTAGGAGTAGAGTAAGTTGCGCCATCAGTCAGCCTCAACCTCCTTGGGATTTCCCCAAGGAAACGGTCCCAAGGACCTAGCACCTTGTCGATCCATACCTCCATACGACTGATAAAACGACGCAAATCAGGCGGTAATCTGCCTGAGTGCTCGTAAAACCAGTCAAGACGCTTGTTAGTGATACGGCATCGCTTCTCTGAGTCCAAAAAGGACTCGAGGGCAGCCTTCTCACAGCGCGCGTCTTCGGAGAAATTAGCGTTCTTCTTAAAGAACGCTTCGACTTGGAGCAGTATCTTGAGATCGAAACCGGTATGATATTCCGGTTCGAAGAGGCTTGAAGCGGTGGCCAAGACCTTTAGGTCCCTTGCTCGGTTTACACCGAGTAGGTAACTTATTAGTTTTGGTTCACCACATCGTGACTGTTGAAGGTCGTTCAAGTAGAGTCGAGTTATCTCGTACGCTGCTTGCTGGGGTTCCATTTGAATCTCCAGGAGAGATGAGACCAATTGAGGGAGAAGACGATTCACAGGCACTACTAGAGAATACAAACTTCTCTATCGTGCTTAGCTGGTCGTCCAAGTTACTAACCGTTTGGTGAGTATCTCCCACCAAGATGCCCAAGATGAGTGCTACAACAGCACCTATCAAGTTGGCCACAAGCTTTTCACGGCTTGTAGTCATGTGGCACCCTCGGCTTACTTCAAGAAGTTCTGAGAGGTAATCGAAGCTGCGAATTCATCGCCTGCAACGATATCCTTCAGGACATCTCGAACAGCCGTGACATCCGTCGCCAGACCGGCGATAGGATATCGGATGGTCACACTCATCACGACCTTGGAAGGAAGTACCGCGCCGCTAGCGTCGACAGTCCCTCGGATAACCGAGATGACGTTTTCGCCAACGGTTTGGCTTCCGACCGGCACCTTACGCTTCTGGATCACAATCTTCGGTGCTGACACCGTGTGCCCGGAAAGCGTCCAGGTTTTCGAGTCCCCATTAGTGGAGAACTCGGTGAGAGCGGTAGACATTGCCGCCATGGTATTAACTCCTTGTCATTGACTGTCGCAAGATCGCCAAAAGATCAGCTATCTTAAAGGCATCTAGCTTCAGTCGAGTGGTTGGATATTTTGGTATGGAGCAAGGGTTCCGTATCACAATGGTCGACTGCGTTTCCCAGGTAAGGTTGGTGTTCCCACTATAATAGTAAGGAGCTTTTCCAACGCCACGCCCGGATGCGGTTCCAAGACATTCTATCTTGTAGCCGTTAGCAGCAGTCCAATTGCGAGCAAGAACCATGAGTGACATGGACTCAAGCCAATCGCCAATTCCAACAAACCAATCAACAACAAATGAGAACTTTGTGAGTTCCCAGGCGGTGGTGACTGGATTTATATAGAAAGGCGAAGGCGAAAAGTCAGCAGCGACGATTCCGCGAGCTCCAACCGTGTAATTTCTTACTTTACGGTTGTAAACTATGCGGGTCGCATCCTGCCCGGAGATGTACTCTCCCGAGTCGACGTTCCAGCTTACGCTGGTGCCGGCTGTTTGGGAGACACGCGTAACTTTCTCGTTGAGCATCTTCACGGCATGCGCCAAGTTGTTTAGGTCGGAGACTAAAGGTCTCCAACCGTAACGACCTTCCAAGTAGGAGTTTCCTGCCTGCTTAGAACGGCGATTGACGTAACGATACACCCTGCCGAAGTTCAAGTTCTTGAGGGCGGCCTTAGTTATTGCGTAGCTAGCTTTAGGGCTATACTTCGCAAAGTCGGTCGTGAGACCGGCTAGGCGTTTCCCAAGAGACTCAAACAGCCGACGGGTGTCTTTAAGCTCGCCGAGGAAGGTTCCCACATCAAAGCCTTGAGAATAGCACTTAGCAGCGGCTGCAGATACGTATTTCATCGCATCCAAGCCGCTGGTGGTGAGAGCATTGTCTTCAATGCCCAAAACCCACCATGCTGTCTCATTGCCGTTGAATGGGGGCCAAGGAGTGTGAAGCTGGCGCCATTGGGTACCAGTCTTCCTGAAGTCATGTGGCACGCAATTTGCGGTGAACTTGACTTCCTTCTGCCACCAATAATTGAATGGTAGAAGTTCTCCTTTACGCACACGCTGGTAGTATTTCGGCGTCGAAGCACCTGCAAACGAGGAAGATTTCCAAGAGTCCGACATCGACACCAAAGTTTGAGGTGTCGACTGGACCCCTGCGTCTGTCCACGTCGTGTAGGTGCAGTTGACGTACGTCACGCCACCAGCGGAACCACTCCGCCATGTCATTTGAGCTAAGCTCCATAAGCTGAATGACCACAAAGGAGTTTCCTCCTTCATGATCACCTCGACCTCCGCGAAAGCCGAGGACCAGAGGCCATGATGGATGACCGTCGAAACGGTCACTCTCCCCCCGAAAGGGGGCTAAGAAGTCGGCTCCCTTCCTCCGGATTACCCCCACCCGGAGGGTCGGGCCAGCTCCGAAGACTGTGCTTCACCCCCGGAGGGGGGAGAAGCCCAACCCAGCAGAGTTGCTCGGCCCTTCGGGAAGGGGACCGGGGTGGAAAGGGATTAGTTAAGCCGGACTTTGGGTGAGGAGGGCCCGGGGATCGCGACCGAGGAAATCGATGAAAAGCCGACCCGGCCCCGGCTTTGAAACCGGAACCGAGCCGACCCCCCACCGACCAGAACCCGATCGCGAAGAATCCCGGGTCAGAGCCCCACAAGCCAAAGCTTCCGCCCGACGTTAGTTAGCAGGTTAAGGTCTCCGCCATAGGAGGTAACAGCCCTGTAGTCAAAACTTCGTTCTCTCCTAAGTGGATCCTGAGTACGGCGGAACACGTGAAATTCCGTCGGAATCCGGGAGGACCATCTCCCAAGGCTAAATACT